TAGGGGGAGAGCTGGTAGAGATGGTCTTAATGCTCTGATCGGGGTGTCGAAGGGAACCATTGAAAGAAATATCTTACAGCCCATGCGGGAGATATATGGGCCTAAGATTGTGGGGGATATCGGATCTGACAACATTGTTGATCTGTTCGGGGATTCCGCATATTGTCTTGGTGCGGAAAAGGTTAGCCAAGTAGCCAAACTAAGAGGCTCTTCCCTTAAGTATGTATATGGGGATGAGGTCGCAGAATGGAATCAACAGGTCTTCGAGCTGCTTAAATCTCGTATGGACAAATCCTATAGCTGCTTTGATGGAGCTTGCAATCCAGATAACCCTAATCACTGGTTTAAAAAGTTTCTTGATTCCGATGTTGATATATACTGCCAGAAGTACACCATATTCGACAACCCTTATCTTCCTCCCGAGTTCGTTGAGAACCTATGCAATGAGTATAAAGGCACAGTTTACTATGATAGATACATAAGAGGGCTTTGGGTGGCTGCAGAGGGTGCTGTGTATAGATTGTTCAATGATGCACAAGCACAAGTTATAAATCCTTTTAAGCTTACAGAAAAGCCTAAGAGCCTTATGGAAATAAATATCGGGGTAGACTTTGGTGGTACCGGATCCGGGCATGCATTTGTAGCTACAGGATATGGTAGAGGGTACACTAATATTATAGGTCTTGCATCCGAATGGATAAATTGTAGTAAGTACGACATAGATCCCGAGAAGCTGGGTAAGCTGTTTGTTGACTTTTGTCTTAAAGTATTAAATATATATGGATTTATTACTCAGGTTAATTGTGATAGTGCGGAACAAACACTTATAGCCGGGTTGAGAAGTACAGCCAGAAAATCAGGTCTTGGATGGATAAGGATAAATAACGCATTAAAGACAGCGGTAAATGACCGGATACGCTTCACACAGCGTATGATGGGTCAGGGCCGCTTTTATTATGTCCCTGAATTGTGCAAGAGTTTAGAAAGTGCTTTATGTGGGGCGCTATGGAACCCTAAAAATCTGACAGAGGATGAACGGCTTGACGATGGCACCAGCGATATAGATAGCCTGGATGCTTTTGAGTACACATTTGAAAGAGATATTAGCCGGTTTATCCGGTACGAATAGAGGTGAGAAGATGAAGTATAGTAAGATGGTAGAATGCTTGAATAAACTTGTAACTGATAAGAGCCTTAAGCTTGATGGTATCAATGTATCTACTACGATGCAGCATGCTATTGAACTATGGGACCTTATGTACTGCAACCTGGCACCTTGGCTTGCGAAGGATCAAGAGTCAGCAGGAATACCTGCATCGGTTGCAAGTGAATTAGCTCGTCTGGTAACACTGGAGCTCAAATCTGAGGTAACGGGCAGCACTAGAGCGGATTACATAAATGAGATATACAAAAAGGTGTTATCAGATCTCAGGAAACAGATAGAGTATGGATGCGCGAAAGGAAGCATGGTATTTAAGCCGTATCCATCCAGTGGCACAATAGCAATCCAATACAATGCGGCTGACAGCTTTTATCCGATAACTTTTGATAGCAATGGAAATATTATTCAGTGTGCGTTTACGGAGCAGTACACTAAAGGCAAAGAAATATACACCAGAGTAGAGTTACATTCTCTCATGGATGCAGGTGTACAAGTATATAATTTTGCTTTTCTTAGCAAGACTGGTGCTACGATTGGAAGTGAGGTATCTCTTGAGTCAATTAGGCAGTGGGAAGATATTGAGCCTTATGGATTGCTGCAGGGAGCCAAAAAGCTCACGGTCGGATTCTTTAAGGTACCGCTTGCAAACAACGTTGATCCTGACAGTCCGCTCGGCATATCAGTGTTCAGCAAATCAACTAAGCACATCAAGATAGCTGATAAAAGATATAATCAGATTGACTGGGAGTATGACAGTAAAGAGACTGCTGTACACCTAGCCTCATCCTTGCTTAAGTATGACAAGACAAATGATAAGTTCGAGTATCCGGGAGGTAGAGAGAGGTTATATAGGATTTTTGAGTATAATATTGGTGCATCGGATAAACCTTTTATGGATACTTATAGCCCAGAGATTAGGGATGAGTCGTATTATCACGGATACAACGAGCAGCTTCGCCGGATTGAGTTTGACAGTGGTTTAGCATATGGGACTCTGTCTAATGTACAGGATGTAGAAAAGACGGCCGAAGAGATCCGATCAAGTAAACAGAGGTCGTATGTAACCGTTTCAGATATACAGCAGGCACTACAAAGAGCATTGACAGACCTGGTAGATGCTATTGATTATTGGATTAGTGCGGAGGAACTTGCACCGGACGGAGAGTGCAAGGTTTCTTTTGACTGGGATGATAGTATCATCACTGATAATGACCTTGAACGCAAACAGGACATGGCTGACGTGGCAATCGGCGCAATGCAGTTATGGGAGTACCGAGCTAAGTGGTATGGAGAAGATGAAAAAAAGGCTAAATCGATGATTAATCAACCCGCAGACATTATTGAGTAGGAGGTTATCTTATGTATACTCCTTCACAACTTGAACAGATACCAATTCCGTTTGAACATCTTATGTCTGATTTGGAAATGAATATCATGAAAGACATTATCCGACGTATTAAAATTAATAATGAGATCACCCGATCAGCTGACTGGCAGATATACCGACTGGTACAGATGGGTTTAAGTACGGAGTATATACAGCAACAGATTCAGCTGGCTCTCAAAAAATCAGATGATGAAATTAATATGCTGTATGAAAACGCTATTCAATCCGGATACACATATGATAAGAGACTATATGAAGCAACCGGTAAAGAATTTATACAGTTCCGTGATAATGCTCCCTTACAGCAACTTATCCAGTCTGCTATCGCCCAGACAAAATCTGAAATGGTTAATATCACTCGATCATTAGGATTTACCATGGACATAGGCGGTAAACGAGTTTTTACACCTATGTCTCAATATTATCAAAAGGTTCTGGACGATGCAGTTATGAGCGTTGCTTCCGGTACCTTTGATTATAATTCAATGATCAAAAAAACAGTCCAGGAGATGACTAAGAGCGGGATCCGGACCGTAGACTATGCATCTGGATGGTCTAATCGGGTGGAAGTCGCAGCGCGCAGAGCAGTTATGACCGGAGTTAACCAAGTGGTAAGCCAAATCAATGATACTAATGCCGAGAAGCTTGGTACGGATAAGTTTGAGGTATCCTGGCACGCATCTGCAAGGCCTACACATCAGGTATGGCACGGTAGAGTATTTACAAGACAGCAGCTAATTGAGACTTGCGGACTTGGTGAAGTTACGGGTTTAAAAGGAGCTAACTGCTATCATGATTACTGGCCGTTTATTGAGGGCGTGTCTGTACGAAATTATACCGATGAGCAACTTGATAAGATGAATGCCGATGAGAATAAGAAAAAGGTTTATAATGGCAAAGAATACACTACTTATGAAGCCGCGCAGCGTCAGAGACAGCTTGAAGCGCTCATGAGTAAGCAGAGGAAGGATATTAAGTTGCTGAAAGATGGCGAGGGTTCTGCGGATGATATACAGGCAGCACAGATCAAGTATAGGGCTACAATGGCACAGTATAGAAGATTTTCGGATGCCGTGAAACTGCCGCAGCAAAGGGAACGTATTTACGTGGACGGACTTGGGAGGATGGCATGACACTAATAACTGGATTGTACAAAAATGATGAGCTGATTGGATTTAAAGTGGATGGACACGCTAAATATTCCATTCCCGGACGGGACATTGTATGCGCTGCTATATCAATGCTGACGATCAACACGATTAACTCCATAAGGGAATTGAGTACGGCAGAATTAGAGATGAGGGAAAGTTCAGATGGCAACATACAATATTGCTTAATATCTAAACCAGATATAATTGCTGCAACACTTCTTAAGGCCGCTAGTATTGGTTATAAGAGCATTGCAGAACAGTATACAGATAATGTGAGTTATAAGGACGGAGGTGAGAAAATGGATTTTAGCTCAGCTTATATTTATCTTAAGAGAGGTCATAAGATCAAACTTCCTGAATGGGGTGGTTATTGGTTTTGGGACAGCGATAAGAAAACTATTATTATGCACTGTAGAGATGGAAAGGAACTCGATATCAGAGAAACAGAGGATGTTGACTACACAATGTCGTTTATTTGCCGTAAAGACTGGCAATTAGCGGATTAGATAGGCGGTGATCCAAAATCTCGTTTGAGGCGTGCGTTAACGTCTTATTTTTATGCCCGGAATGGCGTAAAACTATAAACTTCCGGGTGCTATCCCGTAAAAAGCGTAATGGAGGAATTAATATGCAAAGAAAGTTTCTAAAAGATATGGGTTTGAGCGATGAGCAGATCGAACAGATCATGCAGGAAAATGGAAAAGATATCACTCGTGAGCAGGGAGTTGCAAACACGTATAAAACACAACTCGATGGTGTACAGGAAAAGTTAAAAGCTTTTGATGGGGTTGATATTAAAGATCTACAGGGAAAGGTAACTGCATTGACAGGCGAACTAAATACCACGAAATCAACTTATGAGAACCAAATCGCAGACATGCGCTTTACGGCGGCGCTGGAAGGAAAAGTGTCTGCACTGAAGCCAAGGAATGCTAAAGCCGTTATGGCCTTACTCGATATGGAAAACCTTAAGAAATCGAAGAACCAGGATACAGATATTGCTGCAGCCCTGGAAGTCATTAAAAAAGATAACGGTTACCTTTTTGAGGAGTCCAAGGCATCTCCTAAAGTAGTAACCAGCAACCAAACAACCACCGACAATACAGATAAGAAGACGGCAGCCAACGAAGCCTTTCGCTCACTGTTTAAGTCGGAATAGTTAAGAAAGAATGAGGTAATTTATATGAATAGGATTAGAAAAATAGCTATGAACCTGCAGCGTTTTGCGGTGAGCATTGTAAACAGGGCTGATGCGGAGGCAATTATCAGGGAGCAGATAGTGGATGCGATTGCTCAG